CATGAACGCAACTCGTTCTGATGGTTCCATTGGTAACTCTGCTATCAGTGCAGACTTTGAGCCAGCGGGTTGGTTAAAAGAATTACCTGCCGCTGCTCAGCCTGTATGGGTTCGACAGCACATGGGTTCAAATAAAAAAGCAGAAGAGCAGCTTTACAAGAAAGCCTTTGAAGTATGGATGCGATCAAAGTCAGATTCAGCTTTTGAGAAATCAGCTCCAGCGGATTACATCAAAATCCTCAACGAAACCACAAATGCTGACGGCGGATTTACGGTGCCGAGTTACACGGAGCCCGATACGGTCATCAACAGTGGCGCATTTGGAAATCAAATTGCTCCAAATTGTCGAGTGTTTACGGTAGGTACAGATTCAGGAACCATCCCAACTGTGGGCGGTATTTCGGTATCGGTAATTGCTGAAAGTGGCGCCATCACGGGGGCGGAACAGACTCCGACCTTCACGGGCGTAGCGTTCAACATAATCAAGTATGGTGCGCTATCTCGTGTGACTGAAGAGTTGCTTGCGGATTCTGCATCGAACATGCCGCAGATTTTATCCGAGCTATTTGATACAGCGTTCGGTCAGAACATTGATGTCCTGATTACTAACGTAGTATTGGCTTCTGCTGCTGCTGATTCAACTGCTGCGTCTGCGACCGCTCTAGTGGCTCAAGACCTGCTCGACATTTATGCAGATGTTCCAGCACAACATCGTGGTGATAATTGTCGATGGGTTATGCCGTCGCTAATTAGCTCGGCGATTGCTGGAATTGGTGTAACTACAGCAGGTGCTCGCGGTATCGCGGACCTTGCTCAAGACCCATATTCCCAATTGATGGGCAAGCCAGTCATCAACATGGACAACACTTCCAACCTAGATACAACTCTAGCCACTGCGAACGAAGTTGCCATTCTTGGAGACTGGAACCAATTTGCTTTGGTTAGAAGGGAAGGCCGTTCAGTCAGAAGATTGTCAGAGCTTTATTTAGGGACAGGTCAAATTGGATTTCTGGCCACTGAAAGAAATGATCAAGAGGTCATTCTTCCAACAGCGTTCAAAATCCTCAAAATGGCTTAAGCGTTTTGAGTAATCGGGATGGGGTTGGCAATGTATACCGCCAGCTCCATCCCAACATAAAAGGAGAATGAAATGCCGAAAGTTAGATGCATAGAACCAGTAGCAGTCGAAGGCAGCTTTGTTGCTTTTGATGTTGGGCAAGAATACGAAGTAGCTCAATCCATTATCGACGATCATGCCTACGCGTTTGAAGTATTAAAAGAAGCCAAGCCAAAATCCAAAAAAGACGCAAGCACACCATCAGAAAATAAGTAGGTAACAATGCCGACGATCTACCACACATACGCCAATGTCGCGAACTTGCGGGATTATCTCGCGGGCACTTCGTACTCGTCCAACTGGACGGCTGATACTGTGGTGCTTCGTCGCATGTTGCAAACTGCTTCACGTCGGATGGATGATTACATCGGTGGCGATGGTCTTAATACTTGGGGCCCGTACACCGACACCCGTATCTGGGACATTGGAGTAGGTAATTATCTGCGCAGTGATCCGCGCTTATTGCTTCCCATTAATTCACTCGCACCGAGTTCAACGATTGTAAATATTATTCCGCTGGGCTCTTGGACAACCGCGATCACATCGGTCACGGCATACGAACAGACAGCCAGAACATCAAACGAGACTCTTACAGCGGGCGCTACGAATGATTATTTCTTAATGCCGTATAACACGAGTCCAAAATTCGAATTAAAACTCAACGAAGATACAGCCAAGCAATTCTACGCAGGACAGCAGACTCTTGAGATCGTCGGGACGTTCGGTTGGCAAAATACAACTTCCTCAGCCACTACATTGAACGGGGCTATCACAGACGCAGCGGCAACAACCGTCACGGTAACATCGGGGGCGACGTTATCAGAAGGCAGCACAATCCTTGTTGGCACTGAGCAGATGTATATCGAATCAATTGCGACCAATGATCTCACGGTCATTCGAGGCGTCCACGGCACAACGGCGGCCACTCATCTTACGGGTGTGGATGTTGTTGCGTACACATATCCCGCCGACGTAATGCAAACCTGTCTAGACCTCGCACGCATCGAATACCGAAACCGAGATATGGGCGTTCAGGATTCGTTCGGCTCAGGTGATGTCGCTCTAGCGTTTCCAGCTAACGAAGCCAAGAACACACTCAAAGAATTAGCACGTTACCGCGCTCATACTGCAAACGCGGGGGTGGTGTTTTAATGCCACGCAGACCAGCCGCCAATCCATCCAATGTACCAACGCTCAAAGTTACGTTAGTTGGGCCGTTGAAAGACAACCCGAAGAATACAAAAAAAGGCACACGCGCAGCCATGAAAAAAACAGGCGATGCGATGGTGAAAGATGTGCAGCGTCAGTTGTATCCAAATCACGGTTACATCACAGGCAACCTCCGAAAATCAGTTACATGGCGCGAGTCTAAATTTTTTAAGAACGGCAAATCTGAATTAATTGTGGATACCTCACGCGGGCATCCGAGTCAGAATGTCCCATACACCAGATGGATCGAAGAAGGCGGACGACATCCACGTTGGGGAACGATGACCAGTTTCAAGGGCTACCACATGTTTAGAAAAACAATGTCTAAATTTGGCAAGCAGAAAAAGATCGCAAATATTCTTGGCGTTGGGATTGTGAAGGCGAACACATGAGCCGCTCGGGAGTTCTTTCAACAATCGATTCGCTAATCAGTGGCGTAACTTCTCCGACCTTTACGGCGGTTTATCAGGGCGAGCCGTTATCTATTCCAACGACTCCGATTGCGGCATTCTGGCTAGAAGATCATAATGAACTATTCACCACGCTTGGCGACGCTTCTACGGTCGCAACATTTTCGATCCGTTGCTACTGGCGGATGGTCGAATCACCAGACGTTCGTGAAACCATCGAAGCAGAAGTGTGGGATGCGATTGTAAATATCAAAACGGCACTACGCGGCGACGCGAATCTGTCTGGTAACTGTACAGACTCTCACCCAACCGAAGCCACGATCGAGTTCGAAGAAATAGGCGGCAACGTGTACCGCACAATCACCATTGGATTCGATGTAGAAATCTATGGAGAAATGAGCATAGTCCCATGACCAAAAGACGAACCGATAACGGGCAATTCATCGACGTGGGCAAGTACCGCGCTGTGGTCGGGATTAGTGTTGGCGATACAGATTATGAAGCTGGCAAGAATTACGACTTTAAAGACATAAAAGCCGTCACGATTAAACAACTAATCAAAGACGGGTTAATTGCTGAAGTAGATGGAAATGGAGATCTAGATGGCGAAAACTAGCGGACTCGGCGTAAGAATTTACGCAAACGGGTATGACCTAAATACAGATGTGAATGCGCTTTCTGGTATCGGAAGCACTCAGACGCTTTTGGATGTGACCCCGTTATCTAAACCAGCGGCAGAACGGATCATTGGGTTACGTGACTCAACTCTATCGGTTAACGGTTGGTTCGATAACGCAGCGGGAATGTCGCACGATGCGTTCAAGACCATCGCAGGCGATTCAGAAGTTATCATGACAATGGGAACCAGCAGAGGTGATGCAGCTTGCGGCATGGTCGCCGACCAATCTAGTTACAACATAGATAGGTCACAAGGCTCAGCAATCGCCACGACTGTTGAATTCTCAACGTCCGATGGTGCGGGACTAAACTGGGGAGTCGTTCTCACCGACGGGCCTGAACAAACTGACTCTGCCGCAGCTAATAGCGCGGCTGTTGATAATACAAGTTCAACAGCCAACGGCGGGATCGGTTTGATTTCAGTTGAATCAATCGCATCTGGTACGGCAGTTCTAAAAGTACAACATTCATCAGACGATATTACATACGCGGATTTAATCACGTTCACCTCGGTGACGGCTAGAACCAGCGAAGCAATAAGCGCCACAGGCACGGTCAACAGATACGTCAGAATTCAAAGTTCTGGCACGTTTACGAATCTCGTATTCGTAGCACAATTTTCAAGGTCATAACTGGGAAATTCCCAGACAACAAGTTAGGAGAAAACTATGGCAAAGCAGAGCGGATTGGGTGATTACCTAGCTGTTGATGACAGTTCGGGAACCGTCCGAGATATCAGTAATGATGTAACGAATGCAACGTTTAACAACGGAACAGCATTGCAGGAAATTACAGGAATAGACAAGAGCGCGGTCGAGCGTTTACAGCTACTCGGTGACGGGACTGTAAGCATCAACGGCGTATTCAACTCAGCATCGAACCTGAGTCATGACGTATTCAAGACTCAAACGGGAACGAGAACAGTCACATACGCAGTTGGCGGGAATAGTGGGTCAAATCCTAAACTGGAAATGGAAATGCTTATTTCGGCGTACAATTTAGATCGTGCAGCAGACGGCTCATTAACTTGGAGTGCTGAATTATCACTTGAGTCTGGGACCGTTCCAACATGGGGCACGGTATAGGAGTAACGCATGGGTTTTAAGATTCCGAGCCGTGAGGCGACGATCATAATGTCAGACGAATTTGAAGGGGCCGAAGCAGTATGCCGATTAGATGTACCGCTTGGAATGTTTTTAGAAATGCAAGATTTCGAAAATAACATGGACGTGGCGTTCAAAAAGTTCGGAGATGAAATTGTAGTGTCGTGGAATCTTGAAACCAATGAAGGTGAACCAATTGAACCGTCGGGCGACGGGATGAAGCAACTCACTGTTCAACTAGCGACTCAGCTAATTGGCGACTGGGGAGAACAAATCTCAAACCCCACGGAATCCGTCAGCGAGTAGAAAAGTGGCATCACGTTGGCGGAGCAGTCGGTGCAGATGGGCGGGAAGTAGGCAAGCCGTATTGGTTAAGCAAAGCAGAATTAATTGATTCACTTTGCCAGCGATATGGATGCCTACCGAGTCAACTGCTAAAAGAAGATGCTGAAATATTGCTGATCGCAGGATTAGCGAACGAGGGACAGGCAGCGCGAGATGGCGGCAAGTAACCGAATCAACATTACTGCGAACCTCGACACCTCAAAGGTGACTCGCGGTATCTCGCAGATGAAAACGCAGATTGGCGGCGTGGCAAAAACCGCGTCGATGGCTGCGGTTGGTCTGGCTGGGATAGCTGTTGGTGCGGGAGCAGTCACGGCCAAAGTATTTGGCATGACCGCGCAGCTTGAAGCAGTACAACAAAAAGCGCAAATCGTATTCGGCGATCAACTCGGTCTGGTAAAAACGTGGGCGCAGGAAAGTGGCGCGGCGATGGGCTTGAGCGCGACTGAAGCCACAACACTCGCGACCAATATGGGCGACTTGCTGATTCCAATGCAGTTCACCAGAAAAGAAGCGGCTGAGATGTCGACCAAAGTGGTCGGACTTTCTGGTGCGCTGTCTGAGTGGATTGGTGGCACGAAGTCAGCGGCAGAAGTATCCAGCATCCTATCGAAAGCAATGTTGGGCGAACGGGAGCAGCTTAAGTCGCTCGGTATTTCCATTATGGAGAACGACGTTAAGCAGCGCGTCGCGTCGATGGGAATGAAAGAGGCCACTGGTGCAGCGATGCAACAAGCGCGGGCTATGGCTACTCAGGAACTCATTTTTGAGAAATCAAAAGACGCTCAGATAAAATATGCTGAGGGTGCGGGTTCACTAATTCGCATACAGAGTGAATTGAAAGCCCAACTCGCAAACGTCAAGGATGAAGTCCTGATGGCGTTGATTCCGTCGATGCAACAGTTGGCACAGTTTGTCGCTACAGAAGTCGTGCCGAAGCTACAGGAATTCATCCCAATCCTGCGAGAGAAAATACCTCAAGGCATCGCAGCGATGCAAAGCGCGTTTGAAAAGATGAAACCGTTTATTGATACATTCGTTACTGGAATGGGTGTTGTTATTGATGCTATCCGTGGCGCGTGGAATTACTTTAAAGAAGCAAGTACGGGCTTCAAAGTACTCATCGGAATAATCGTTGCGGCGTTGCTCATAATGTTTGCACCCGCGTCCGCTGTCATATTGGGCATCATCGGATTCATCGCGCTCGTTGGTTTAATAAAAGAAAAATGGCGCGACATGGGCAACGGGATCATCGGAATGACCGAGGGATTAATCAACGGCATTCTGGGACTGTTCCAAGCGTATGTTGAAAACTTCCATCTCAGAATAGTCAACGGCACTATTTCACTTATTAACGGATTGATCAGAGTGGCGGGGCCGCTTCTCAGTAAGCTCAACATTGACATCAAAGAACTCGGCCATGTTGAACTTCCTGATCTGATGATAAAAATTCCAAGATTGAACGAAGCAGCAGCAGAGGCTCACAACACGTTTACTGACCTTGAAGGGGTTATGGGCGAAGATGTCCCTGAAGCCGCGTCAAAAGCTTCGGATGCGATGTTACAAGCCTCTGGTGCGATAGACGCGGTAGCCGCGACCGCGGGCAACGCTGTCGACCGAATGAAAAAAATCAATGACGCTTTTTCAACAAGTTGGGCTGACAACGAACTAGCAATCCTCGAAGCCACTGAGGCGGCATTTGATCAGGGTCATACTAATAATTGGCTCGCAGATAAAATCAACAAAAGCACCGAAGCAGAAAAAAAGCGTGCCGAAGTAGTTACCGAATCAACCGCTGCAATCGTTTCAGCTAACCAAAAGATGATGATGGAAGGCAACCGCGCTCTCGCTATGGCTGGAGTGACAAATGCATTTTTTGATTCGTCAGGTAATTTGAAAATGTTAGCCGCTGGCCCGACCAATGCAGAGTCCGCTGCTCAGGCCTATTCTGCCAGTTTAGCCACGCACGGGGTCACTACCGCACGGCGCGGGCAGAGTGTGAATCTGTCTGGTGCGGAGCTTCGTGCAGCGAACATCGTTGTCGAGGTCAAGGCTGGTATTTGGGAAACTGACGAAGCGGCATTAGGGCTAGCAATCGCAAAGGCAATCAACGCGGCTGCTGATGGTAGCGGGGCGGTTCTCACGAAGAAAGTAGTTGCCACGCAATGACCGTAGACATGCCAACATTCACCACCGAGATTCGGTTCACGGCAGGCGCCAGTTCAACGGGCTTTGAGTTAGGTGATGCCATTCTTGGTTATTCGACTCTAGGTGAAGCGGCTGTCTGGTCTGATGTATCGAGCGACGTGCGCAATTTTTCTATCAATCGCGGCAAGCAACGAGAGCTAGATGAGTACAATTCAGGAAGTTTCAGTGTAACGCTTGACAACACCGACCGACTCTACGACCCGAACAACGCAAGCGGGGCATATTACGGTCAAATTAAAGTTGGGCGATGGGTCAAAATCACAGCCACCTACGACTCAACGGACTACCAACTTTATCAAGGCGTGATCCGAGACTGGGCTTTCAATTACAATTTCCCAAATGAGGCCACTGCTAATATTTCGGCGTTTGATTTTTTAACTGATTTAAATAACACCAACGTTACAACAACAACAACGGCAGCCCTAAGCGGCACGGTGGTCGGTGAGATTCTAAACGCTGCAAACATTCTTCCGCGCGACTTAGATGCAGGACAAGAAACATTTCAAGCGGTTACATTAGCGAGTGCCAACGCGCTTTCATCGTTACGCACAGCAGACAAAAGTGAAGGCGGCGGCTTAAGTGCGATCTACGCAAATACATCGAACCAGATTGTCTTTGAAGATCGCCAGTCACTTACAGCAAACGCCAGAAGCAACACAAGCCAAGCTACGTTCGGCGGTGCGGCGCTACCAGTTGCAGATATTCAATTGGAATATTCAGGCACGTTAATTAAAAATAACGTGTCACTCACGCGCATCGGCGGAGCGGCTCAGGTTAAAACCGATACAGATTCTATTAGCGATTATGGAAACAGGGCTTTCACGCTCTCAGGTTTATACAACAACAACGACCTCAACACGGCTTCAATTGCTCAGTCTTATATCGACGCGTTCGCAGAGCCAATTCTACGAGTTAGAAAAATAATCTTGCACCCGCGTCAAAATAACGCGGTGATGATTCAGGCACTAAGCCGACAAATCCGCGACAGAATCACAGTGACGTATAACCCGCCACCGAGCGGGACAGTCAGCGCAGATTATTTTATTTCTGGAATCGAACATCAAGCAAGCGCGGAAAATCTGCGCACGGTATTTACATTAGAAAGCACTGAAGGTCGTTCACCATATTGGTCGCTCGGCACTTCAGAACTCGGGACAAGCACTACACTAGGATTCTAAGGAGAGAACTATGGCATGGACAACACCAGTAGATTATTCGACAGGGCAAGTAATCACTGCGGCTATCTGGAACGATTTAATCGGTGCAGGCGGTAACATTGACGAGACCGCACCAGCGAAAGTTACAACAGCGGGCGACCTCGTTTATGGAACGGGAACCAATGCGATAGCTCGGTTAGGAATTGGGTCGGCTAATACTGTTTTGCGTTCTACAGGTTCGGCTCCTGCATGGGGCGCGGTAGCAGCAACAGAAATCACCGCTGCAAATTGGAAATTATTTTATTCGAACGGTTCGGGCGCAGTACAAGAATTAGCGATGGCAGCGTCTGGCGTACTAACCGCGAACGGCGTAAGTGCGGCCCCAACGTTTGAAGCGGCAGCGGCGGGCGGTTCTAAAACTATGACCGCATCTGGGATTATTGCCAGCGCAGGGATCGGCGTATCTCTTAACGCTGATGGCACGGTCTCAACCATTGTAGACGGCAGAATAGCCGCAGTGTACGGAAACTATTACACGCCCACAAGCAACGCGATCAGTATTACGATGACGCAGGTTTTAGGAGTCTATAACGCAAACGCTGATGCGGTAGTCGTTTTCTATCCATCGAATGAGTGGGACGGTGGCGGCGGCGGATATAAGATGTATTCTGCGGCGGCTTCAATTTCAGGCAGTACGCTAACTTTTGGAACACCGATAGAAATTCCTACTACTTATTCAAATTGGTATGGCCCTTACACGATGGGAATTGCTTACGACCCTGTGAACTTTAAGGTCTGGTATGTATGGCACCAGACTTCTGATGATGCAGTCCTAGACATAAATGTTGCAACCGCTACCGTTTCAGGAACTACCGTTACAAAGACGGCGCAAAAAGCTACGGGTTTTTGGTCAAATAATTTTGGGACTTCAAACAACGCTTGTATGACGTGGGATTCCACTAATGAGCAGATGGTTGTCGCGCTTTCTAACTATTCGGCTGTCACTTGTGATTTCTTTGTCGTCTCTGAATCAGGCGGCACGATTACACAAGGGTCTGCGTTGCAAACTACGACAGCAAATGCGGCGACAGGGATCGGAAATATGGTTTGGCTTCCAACCGTGGCTAGAATGGTCGCTTGGGGTGGTGCAAGCACAAACAGAGGGATCACGACTATTTCAGTGTCAGGAACGACGCTGACGCTAGATCAAGAAGATGTATTTCTTTCTTATTTCGGTAGCGTTGGTCAAAAGGGTCACGCTAATTTTATTTCTACAACGACGGAGGGAAACAAAGTTATCGCAGGGGGGCTAGACAAAACCACAACATATACCACGGCTTGGAATATTTTCACAATTACGGCGGGATCAGCTACGACGGCGGCGTATGCGTCAGGGCAAGACATGGGGCTTGGCGCGACACAAGTAAACGACAACGCGGTTTCGATAACTAGGGTCGGAACGTCTAGCAGTTATGTGATCCAAAATGCGGGCGATCCTAGCAATTTTTTTGGAACAATCGAACTCGCAGGAGTCAGCACCGCCCTCCCCACTTTATCAATCATCGGATTGGAGACAAAGGAAGATCCTGAAGTGGGCGAGCTTCAAGGGTGGGTCGGTACGAATTGCAATGATGGATGGATGGGCACGGGCCATAGTAATAAAGTTTTAACGACTAGCAGATGGCGAAACCCGACATATATTCAAGCAGGGGCCGCCGTATTGCAGCCCGCATCGGGCTCGACCAACGCGCCCGCATGGGTCGGCCTAAGTGAGACAGCCATCGCTGACGGGGCGACGGGTGCAATAACTGTTGTAAGTGGAACTAATGAGGGCGTGTCTGGATTAACGACAGGAAAAACCTATTTTATGCAAGCAGACGGATCATTAGCTATCACAAGAGCGGTGCCAACTGAATATGGAGTAGTAGGCCCCGCGTTATCGGCTACAAGTATTTTAGTTCAAGGTGTCGGCGATACGACTTTGACGACTTTATAGGAGTGAATAAATGAAACTAGTTATACAAAAACAAAATCAAACGATATCTATGATGTATGTAGATACTGACACCGTCTCGATTGACGAAACGGGGCTCACCATTAACGGGGCAAAATATTCACAATACACCAGCTTGTTTTTTTTACTAATTGAGGACGTAACGGCGGAAGCTTTTTTGTTGAATGTTAATAATCAGATTTGGAAGTACAACATCTAATGAGCGAAGAAATCCAAGACCAAATCAACGAAATAAATGTGAAGCTAGACCGAGTGGCTGAGATACTGCTTGGCTTACGTGTAGCGTTCGGCGATATGCCGATGCCTGAAGTTGAAAAGGAAGATGAATAATAGATACACTGTTGGTGATAATATTAATATCGCTGATAGCAGATTGGATGTATCAGGATGGC